GATGCGTTTATTCCTGCTTTGGATGGTCGTAGGGTTTATGTTAGCTCTGCTCATCAATCTTTAAACTATTTACTCCAATCAGCTGAAGCAATTACTTGTAAAGCAGCTATCAGTTATGCTACAAATCTCATAACTCTTGAAAAGTTAGATGCTTATCCAGTTATCTTTTATCATGATGAAATGGCATGGGTAGCACATGAAGCTCATGCAGAAAGAGTAAGACAAATTTGTATAGAAGCTTTTAGAGAAGCACCTAAACGTTTTGGAGTTACTTGTATGAATGGTGATGGTGTTATTGGTAATTGTTACGCAGATGTACACTAGAAAGGAAGTACAATGGGAAAAATGAAAAGATTAGCTATGGAATTAGAAGATCAATTTTATGAGATAGCCTCAGAATATATGTACATAGCAGAAAATTGGAATGAATACAGAGACTATATGAGATATAGGAAAAATGAATTACTATCTCATTTAGATAATGCTACTTATTATAATGAAATAGAAAATGAACTTAAAGGTAATTGGAATGATTACATGACAGATTATCTAGAAAGGAATGAGTAATGATAGCAGTAATTGATGTTGATAGTTGTATCTATCAAGCCGCATGGCAACAAGACACTATTGAAGATGCCTTAGAAAATTATAAAGCTATACTTCAAAAGAACTGGGTTGATCCTGTGTGGTCTGATGAACAATTTATTTATTGCGGAGGTAAAGATAACTTTCGTTATAAGTTATGTCCACAATATAAAGCTAATCGGAAAGATCCACCGAAAGATGCCAGCTTGTTTCGTCCTTTAACACAGGCGATAATAGACAAAGGATTAGCTATACCTTCGGATGGAATGGAAGCTGACGATATGGTAAGAATAAAATCTATTGAGTTAAGCGAAGAAGGTATTGATCACACTGTAGTTCATATTGATAAAGATTTAGATTGTATTGCAGGTAAACATTATAACCCTAAACATTCAAAATTCTATGAGATAGATGAAGACAGTGCTGACTTGCATTACTGGTTACAAATGCTTAAAGGAGATCCTACGGATAATCTTCCAGGGCTTCCTAAAATAGGTCCAAAGAAAGCAGAAAAGATGCTTGCAGGTGTACCTAAATCTAGACGTAAGGCTAGAGTTTTATCTGCATATAGAGCTAAATATGGCAGAGATAAATGGAAAGATAAGCTAATGGAAACTGCTAATGGTATTCATATCTTAAGGAGACATAATGACTTCTTTAAGATTTAATAATCATGAGCGTTGGCATAACGTTCAGGTAGAACGTGTTACACAATTCGATACTAATAATTGGTGTGGTATTATTACAAAAGAACATGGTGAAATACGTTGTAAACGCAGAAATAAATATAGATTTAAATTAAAGAAAGGATTTAAAGGTCCATTAACTATTTATTTTCTTAATGGCATTACACCAACAATTGCTGATGATGTAAAGGGTCATATCAAAGTAGAAAGCCATTGGACTATAATAAACCCTGAAGCATTTGATGAATCGCATTATGGTTTCTTATATATAATTACAGATACTAAAAACCTTAAACGATACATTGGGGTTAAAACACTACACACGAGCTGGAAAGGATATACTAGTTCTTCTCTTGAGCTTAACGATGAAATCAAAGCTGCAGGTAAAGAAAATTTTATATTCAGTATATTATTTTCTTGCGAAATGAAAGGTGACTTAAGCTACATGGAAGCCTTTATGATACTAAAAACTCATGCGCTATGCTCTAATAGTTGGTATAACAAATGGGTTCATGAAATTAAATTTAAACCTTCAATGAAAAATATGGAGAGACAAATTGAGATCGCAGAAGAATATGCGTAATCCTTACTATAATGATATTCGTAAGCATACGATAATCCCCTCAAAGAAAAATGAAGTTACCGAAAAGGATTGGGATGAAGATTTAATAGATATATTTAATAATAAAAATCAAAAGGCAGAAAAAATAAATAAATCAAACAGAGCTAGGCATCGCAGAAAGGAAGCTCGTTATGCTAAAGAAAAAAGAATTTACGGAAAGTAAAGAAATAGGTAAAACTAAATGCCCTACTTGTCCGTCATCAGATGGCTTTACAATATATGATGATAACCATGGGTATTGTTTTGTTTGTAATTATTATGAAAAAGAAATAGGAAAGGAAGAGGAAATGCCTCTAGATAATACTGAATTTAATATCGAAATGTTTAAGAGTAATACAGGTGATGCTCGTGGTTGTCGAGACAGGAGAATTACTAAAACAATAGCAGAACACTATGGTGTTCGAGTTAGCTATGATAGTGAACGTAATATTACTGCATATCATTATCCATATTATAAAGATGAAGAACTAGTTGCATATAAAACTAGAGCTTTACCCAAACGATTTAGTACAGTAGGAGACTTTAAAAATGTCAGGACTTTTGGTAGCAAAAGCTTTGGAGCTGGCGGTAAGCGTCTCGTCATCACGGAAGGAGAATTTGATGCAATGGCAGTTGCACAAGCGTCTCTTGATCATTATAATAAAATCTATCCTGTTGTTAGCATTGCTAGTGCTAGTAATTTAAAGAGTTTACTTAATGATCGTACTTGGATTCGGTCATTCGAAGAGGTAGTACTATTCTTTGATAATGATAATGCTGGAAAGAAAGCAATTAAAGAAGCTGCTAATATTATTGGCATAGACAAAGTAAAGATTGCAGTGAGTGCTGCTAAAGATCCTTGCGAATTGTATATAGCTACAGGTAAGGACGGAGTGATGCGTGCTATATGGGATGCACAACCTTATAGTCCTGCAGGCATTATTGTAGGTCATGAGCCTGTATGGGAACAATATTTAGCTAGACGATCTACAGAATCTATCGCTTATCCTGATTGTTTAAAAGGGATAAATGAGAAAACTAATGGTATGCGTTTTGGTGAGATAACTTTATTTACTAGCGGTACTGGTAGCGGTAAATCTACAGTAATTAAAGAAATTGTTTTAGATATCCTTAATAAATCTGAAGATAAAATAGGTATGATTTCACTTGAAGAATCTGTCGGTGATACAGCAGAAAAGTTTATTCAAATGAAATTACAACGTAATCTACAAGAGTACGAAGTGTCTCTTGAAGAACAGGAGGAAGCTTCTCGTGCTATATTTGGTACTGAACAACTTATATTGTTGGATCATCAGGGTTCTGTTGGGGATGAGTCTCTCATTGATAAGATCGAGTATATGGCTCTTATGGGGTGTAAGTACCTTATCCTTGACCATATTACAATCGCGGTATCTGAAGGAGCCGAAGGTTACACTGGTAACGAAGCTATCGATAAAGTCATGTCAGATCTCCTTAAGCTTACTAAGAAGCATAATATTTGGCTTGGAATTATCTCTCACCTACGTAAAGTTCAAGGTGGGGGATCGACTTTTGAACAAGGCAAACTACCTAGCATGGATGATATCAAAGGTTCTGGTTCAATCAAACAAATATCATTCGATATCATTGGATTCGCTAGAGACATGGCGAATGAAAACGAAGAGATTAGAAACACAATTAATTTCATCGTGCTTAAGAGTAGGTTTACAGGTAGAACTGGTCCCGCTGGAAACGCAAAGTATAATCATGACACGACTAGACTAACTTATTTTGATAATAAAACTATTGATTTTGAGGTGGTATAATGGGAAGCTATTCAATAAGTTATGAGCAATGGGCAGAAGTAAACTATTCGTTAAATGATGCCGTAGCTAAAAATAAAGATCTACTTAAACAAATAGAGGAGTTAACTAAAGAACGTAATAAATATAGAAGTCAAGCTATAATGCGTCAAAATAAAATAGAGAGTTTATTAAATGACATTTAAAGAAGAACGTTATGATGAATTATATATGGATATTGCTTCTCGTGTATCAGAGATGTCTTATGATAGTGATCTTAAAGTAGGAGCAGTTATTGTCAAAGAAGGTAATATTATTTCAATGGGTTGGAATGGTACACCTAGCGGTTTTGATAATGAATGTAAAGCCTCTAATGGAGCTACACTACCTTATGTAATCCATGCTGAATCTAATGCTATTTGTAAGCTAGCAAAAACAAATGGTAATGGAGAGGGGGCTACACTATATACAACTACTTCTCCTTGTATGGAGTGTA